CATTGTTGTAATAAGAAGATGCGTGATTATAATAAGATGTTTTATTACCCCAGGTTATAATCTGCTGTGCAGGTTTAACTTTCTCTTGTTCTTTAAGATTATTTACAGCCTTAATAAACTCTTTATCAACTTTGATTTTAGGTTTATCAACTATAACATTATCAGACTCAATGATTATTCCGTGTTTATGTTGTGACAAATAACTAATTGCAAATGCATAGTGTTCTTTTGCGTGTGATACAACCAGACTACCAAAGAAACCATTAGCAGGTGCTAGGTCTTCTAGTGTTTCATTATCAGTACCACTATGATAAGCACCCATATTATGATGGCTATGAATCAAACCTACACAACATTTAGAGAGTTGAGGATGTTTCTTCATCTCTTCTTGTATTATTTTAGTTTGGTCTTTACCATCAAATTCAGTACTTGTACCAGTACCTAAATCAATAGGTACAAAATGTACAAGTTTCCATTTATCAGGGATATTAGATTTCTCTGATTGACTTGTCGAATACCACGCTGGACCCGACCACTCCGTTGATGGGAATGCTTGGTGCAAATAGTTTACCTTGTCTATCATCTGTTTCGTCAACAACAAACACAGGTGTTTTGATTTTACTTTCATAATCTAATTCACTCCTCTTTTTAGATTCATTTATATGTTTAACTATTTCTATAAACAACATTCTAATACTCCAATTGAAAAAGTTTACAATTGATTCTATACATTCTTCAGGTTCTAAATTAGATAGTAACCCTCTGAACTTATATTTTCTTTTAGAATGAACGTATTTAGATTTAGGTTGTGTTCTTTCTTTGAACTTATCATTAGTCTTTTCGTCCTTTGTTGCTTCTGCTACTCTTCTGCACAAATCTCTGTATCTATGTTCTTCAAACATATAAACATCAATATTGTCAGGCATAGTTTTTTTGTCATAATGTCTATGCCAAGCACCATTACTACAATAGTCATTTAGATTTATTTCATACCAATTACTTATAATTTCTTTGCTATTAAACATATAAGTATTAGTATGATATCTATCTATATTATTTTCTTTAACAATAGAATATCTAAGTCTATACATATTGTACAACAACTTTATAAGTTTATGGTTAGTTTTAATAGAACTATTGTCTATAACATCTTTAAAAGAATCACCAGTTCTTTCATTAAATTGTTCATGAACATCGTTCATAAATTCATTATATGAAATAGGTTTATCAGAATAAAAAGAACTATAAGAAGTTCGTAAAATTGAAACTAACATGTGTATACCTGCTTTGTTATTTATCATAAAGTAATCAGGTACGTGAAAATCTTTTCCCATATCTAAATTATTATGACCTCTAACAATATATTTAACATCAGTTTCATACAAACTACTATAATTAGTTTTACTATTAATCTCATCTGTTATTTTTGCATTTAACTCTTTACCTTTTAACTGTTCTAACATTTTATTTGTTATACCATTATAGGCATAGAATCTTACTTTAAGTTCTTGAATTAAGTTGTTAAAGTTTAGATATCTACTATCATATGCATTATCATTATAATCATCAACTGCTAATTGATATACTTGTTTTAAGATTATACCTAAATCAGAGTTTTTTTGAAAATGATATGATGGATTTAGATTTATGTGGTCAACATGATGATAATTATTTCTAACTTTATGTTTTACAGTTTCAACATATAATCTACATAATGTATTTTCTAAAATTAATTGAGAATCTATATGCATTATATGTGATATACCTCTATGCATTATACCACTACCACGTTTTTTATTAAACATAAAGTTAAAACGTCCACACCATCTATATATACTAGACATACTTTGATAACAATCTCTTCCATTATTAGTCTTAAGCCATTGTTTCCAAGTACGAAAATAGAAAACAATATTGCCTTCTTGACCATACTGTAAGAACCTATTAGCATATGCACCTAAACAAGCACGATTTGAACCGTGGTTTACGTGTGGATGTGTAGCATTTTTGATAACATATCCACGACCTGTAGTATAATCCTTAATGATATTATGAAAAGTCATTAATTCAGGACTAGGAACTACAGAACAGAATCTTTTTTCACGATAAACTTGGTAATATCTTACTGATTTCATTCGTAAAAAAGTATTTGGCAATCTCATTTTACCTGTTGTTTTTATTTTAGTTTTACCTAAATCAAAAAACAAATCAAGATATGGAACATTACCATCAGTATATTCTCTGTAGTAAACAGGAATATTTAAATCCCTAAATGCCTCTCTCTGATAACTAATAGTTTTAGTTTCTTCTGCATCTGTTTCATCTCTTTCAATCATAAGAAAGTAATTATGTAGCCATATATCAAACATATTTGAATCACTTTCATTATTCCAATCAAGTAGTGTCAAAGAAATAGTATCGCATTCTAATCTTGAATTACCATCTCTATTGTCACGCCAATAATATTCTTTGCAAGATGCATTCTCATTTACGTTAGGAGACAAGGAAGACTCATCAAGAATCTTCCCATCTACTAACATTCTATTACTATCTACCACTTTTTACAGAGCCTTTGGCGATATATATGGTATCACCTGGCTGTAATGGTGTTGTAAGAGTGGCTGTATCTAAATCTACTCCCGCTCTTGATATAGTAATATCATCAGCCTGTTCGTGAGCAAAGTTTTGATTTGCTAGAACATCTGTGATTGTTGAGACTCCCTCAACTGCTACTGGTCTGTTTGCATTTAAGTAATGCAATAACTGTACGTTTACACCTGTATTCGGCATAATACACTCTCCTTTATTAACTAGTTACTATTGAAATTGCCCATATAATCATACACACAAAGAATATTGTCATTGTAAGATTTCTAAGTCTTGATGATGTCAATACTCTCATTGCTTTGTATAACAATGAACTTCTACGATATTTCTTAGGTCTATTAAAACCATATGTTTTCACGTATTCCCCTTTCTGAATGCCCAATATTATGGATGTAAGATACAATGATAAGTCAGTGCATTCTTCTAACGCATCATTTAATGTAAACTTACCGATAGGCATCTCTTGTTTGAACTTTATGTTGCCTATGTCAAGTCTGTTTTGTATGTAATCCATAATTTTTTTATTGTTGTTTTTATTTTTATCTTTTTTAATCTTCGGCATTTTCTATATCCCTCCTAATTGTAAGCCATTGTGCTTGTACTTTATCACCTCTTTGTATTTCTATCATACGTCTGTATGCTGCACCTTTTGGCTTAACTCTTCCTTCCTGTATCAGCCAGTGATAAAATAAAACTAATGTTTTTCTACCCATATGGGTATTTTTATGACCATCTTTTGTAAAATCCATTACTTTACTCTCCTTCTATATTAATTAATAAAAAATATTACCTAAATACTTATGGTTATCGGTTCATTTCGCGGGACAAACCAAAGGGTTCTAACGATAACTGTACACTTATTAAAGGCTTGGACCTTTCTAAAAGTTATTAAGCATTTAGGTAATTTTAAATTTATGAGTCTGCCACAGTTTAGTACCATACTACTGTAAAATAATCCAGTGCTTTGGGCGTGGTTACGTTGAGGTTTCTGTAATAAGGGGATTATTACATTTAAGCACGACAGACTCACCCGTATAAAAAAAAGAAAATAAATATTCAGGTAGTGAAGACATTTTTCTGTGCGTTGTCTTCAACCACGCACGAGACTACCTGAATATCTAATTTAATAAGAATAGAAGACTGCATATAACTGTTTTTTAGTCATCTTTCTAATCTTTTTTAAAGGTATATCTGTATAGGTACGAGCCCATGCTATGAGTTCATACCTATACTTGTAAGGACATTTCACAGCATCACCCCTATAAACGATGCTATTATCCATATTACTATTTCTTTATTCACTTTTCCCCCTTTTATATGAAGGTGGTTTGAGTACCACCTTCTATGAACACTACCTCTCTACCAAACTCATCTTTGATATAGTTTTTATAATCTAGAATTTCATCAACTAACTTATCAGCATCTTGTTCTAAATTATAAACTTGACCTCTGTAGTGTTTACTTTCTGCTTTATAGCGTTTTACTTCTGCACGTAATTTGTTTACTTGAAAGTGTTTATATATCATACCTCCAAATAAACCCATTATCCACATTACTATCATCATCATACTTTCATACATAAGTATTCCCCTTTTTACTATTGTTACTAAAAACCGCTTCCTTTTCCAAGTTAACAAATAATAAAACTTTTAAGTTTTTTTATTTGTTCTTCTTAAAATATGAGTTACACTCTTGTGTAACACCATTTATGATACACGATATAAGGGAATAAACGTGTAGTAGTAGAACTACTACACGTCCCTTACACGTGTTGTATAGACTATAAGTCAGCACATGCCACAGGCGGGGTGACTGGTCTATACACTGCTGATGTACTTGAACGTTCAGCGTTAGACTTTACGCTCTTAGCGTCTAGTCTATACTCTGATACGTTATCAGCGAGGGTAGCCCTGCTACCACTCCTGCTGATTACATCAGCCAAGACATCCGTAGAAACTATAGGTTTCCAAGGATGGTCTACGGTGTCCGCGAATAACACAACACTAGTTGTGTATTTAGGTGCACCGTTCCTGTCAACGACAGGACCACGTGTATCAAACACTTGAGAATTTTTAATAGAAAATTTAGTTGTAGGCATAACAAGCCTCCTTTATTTAGTTAGAAGTTTACAGGTTTGATACTAAGTATTAACAAACCTTTCCCAAGGTTGTGGGGGACGCACCCCAAACCCGGAGAAAATCGAACGGCGGTACGGGACCGTAGGGCGATTTTTCGACGGGTGGGGTGCAATGTATAGTGCGTATTCACAATCTACATAAAAAATTGGGATTTGCTTCCCACTTGATTTTCAACCAAAGTCTAAAAGGAGGTGGTATGCTCTATATAGTCTATTTTAAACGAGTTAGGCTAATTTTTTTTTTAGTTGATTTTTAAAAAAAGCGGTTATAAATTATATTATTATATAAGTTAATAAGGATAGGTAACATTTAGAACAAAATTTAGTATGGAAGTTAAGTTTAATAAATACTTAAACAAAGATTTTTCGTTAAATAGCGGCAAACTCTGGGCTGACGTCAGTAAAATACAAGGTTTTTACATGGATAAAAGGCGTAGAGAGCTCTATGAAGCTGTAACTGACTGGTATAACGCAACTTACAAAGGAAGACTGCATGGCAACAAGCCCAGCATGGCAAAGAAAAGAGGGTAAAAACCCAGAAGGCGGGTTAAACCGCAAGGGTATAGCTAGTTATAGGGCTGCAAACCCTGGTTCTAATCTAAAAATGGCAGTTACAGAGAAAAATCCTCAAGGAAGTCGTGCAAGTAGACGTAAATCCTTTTGTGCCCGTATGTGTGGTATGAAAAAAAGACTTACAAGTGCTAAAACAGCTAACGACCCTAACTCAAGAATTAATAAAGCACTAAGAAAATGGAGATGTAGGTGCAATTAAACAATTTTACACCATCTCCTAATAAATGTGTAGAATGTAATACTCCATTAAAAATGGAAGAAATGTACATTTGTGAAGATTGTTTTGATTATACAGTAGATAGAACTGTAAAACCACAAAGAGAAGCTGGAAGTTTAGAAGAAACAGATGCTGCATATGACGCAGCTTATTATGAACCTACAAAGGAGAAAGATTAATGCCTAAGTTTGGAGCAAGGTCTAGAAAAAATTTATATACTGCACATCCTGATTTAATCAGATTGTTTGAGCAAGTGGTAAAAAGCTTTGATTGTACTGTCATTGAGGGGCATAGGAGTAAAGAGAGACAAAATAAGTTATTTGATGAAGGTAAAAGTAAATTAAAGTACCCAAAAGGTAAACATAACGCAACACCTAGTAATGCAGTAGATGTAGCACCTTATCCTATTGATTGGAACGATAGAGATAGATTTCACTACTTTGCTGGTTATGTAATAGGTATAGCTAGTAGTATGGGTATAAAAATACGTTGGGGAGGAGACTGGGACATGGATACTCAGACTAAAGACAACAATTTTGATGACTTACCTCATTTTGAACTAAAGAAATAAGTCTCTCCTCTGACAATGACCTAGACGTAGGTAGGGTGGGTGGTGGCAAATCATTATGTACGAAGTAACTATAAATCATAAAACAGGTTCTAAAACGTACAAGGTATATACAAAAGAGGAAGCAGAGACTAATAACATAGATTATAAACCCTGGAACGAAGCCAGAGAAGGTGAATGGGGCATAACTGACGATAATTATGTATCTCAGTGTTATTCTTCTAAACAATTAAAGAAAGCTATGTATCTAAGATATCCTGTTGGAACTGTATGGTCTAACTCTAAACAGTTTAAAAGCAAAGGTAGAGTAAGCATACACAAAACTGATGGTAAGTCTTATATGAGCAATGTAACACGCACAACTAAAATGAAAGAAATAATTGGATTAGTTGCACGTAAAATGCCTGTAACTAAAGCAATAAAGGAAGTTATAGAGCCTAAAACAATTTCTGAAAGAGATACATGGACAAGAATGACTAGAACAAAGGAGTTTAAAGTAGCAGTGAGTAAAGAAAAGATAGCAATGTTAGCTAAACATGGTATTACAGATGAAAGTCTTGCAGAGAAATGGAATGAATTAGAAAGAGACGCTGTAGAACTAGGTACAAACAATAAGGTAGAAAGTATTAAGATAAGACGTGGAATACTACAAGACCTATCACAGTACAAAGGTTGGGCTAGAGATGAAAAGGTAAAACTAAAACAAGAACAAGTAGAAGGTGTATTTGATACAAAGATGCTTGGAGAGATACTTAAGATAAAAGGTACATCTCAAGAAGCAGAAGGTAATATAACTAATGAGTCTTGATGGTGAAGAAAAATACCAACTAATCCAACAAGGATTAGAATTAGCACGTAATATGGGTAAGTTTGGGAAAGTATGTTTTCCTAAAGCCTTAACACGTGCAGTACCTGATTTTCATCAAGAAATATATAGAACATTATTAAATGAAGAGTATAGGCGTGTTATGGTAGCAGCACCTAGAGGTACAGCTAAGTCTACTGTAGCTAGTCTTATATTACCATTATACAAGATTACATTTAAACAACCAGATGAAGACTTGTTTATTGTTATTGTATCAGAATCACAAGCACAAAGCATAAACTTCTTATCTCGTATAAAATACCATTTAGACCATAGTGAGATATATAAAAAGCTATATGGTGATAAAGGAAGTAATACTGCAGCTAGATGGACAGGAACAGATGTAGTTCTTAATAATGGTGCAAGAATAGTAGCTGTAGGTACAGGACAAAGAGTTAGAGGTTTTATACAAGGAGATACAAGACCTAACTTAATTATAGTAGATGACTTTGAATCAGAGTTAAATGCATCTACACCAGAAGCAAGAAGTAAAAATAGAAAGTGGATGACAGAAGCTGTAATACCTTCTTTGTCAGATGATGGTAGAGTAGTAATGATAGGTACGGTTATTAGTGAAGATTGTTTCTTATGCTGGGCAAAGGAGTCAGAAGCCTGGAAAACATTATGGTATTCTATATGGGATGAGGATGAAAACCCTATATGGGAGTCTAGATTTCCAAAAGAAAGAATATTACAGATTAAAAAAGAATTTGAAAGTGTAGGTAACCTTAATGGTTTCTACCAAGAGTATATGAATATAGCTCAATCACCTGATGATGCACCATTCAAACCACACTATATACAGTTACATCACTATGATTATGAACGCAGAGAAGGACAAAATCTTTTAGTTAAAAAAACAGGGAGTGGTGAAGATGTTAAACCAGTTGAAATCTATTGTGGGATTGACCCCGCTAGTAGTCTTAGTCGTAGGGCAGACTATTTTGTTATTGCTGTCATTGCTATTGACAATGATAATAACAGGTACATTGTGGATATATTACGAGACAGAGTATCTCCTGCGGAGCAACCTAGCAAAATTATCGAATTTTATAAGAAGTACAGACCAAAGAGAATGAAAATTGAGACAGTTGCATATCAAGAAGCATTAAGAGATAGTACAAAAGCATTAATGATAAAAGAAAATTTATACATACCTGGATTAGAAAAGGGTGTAAAACCAAGAACACGTAAATCAGAAAGGCTAATTAGTTTAGTTCCTATGTTAGCAAAGAAACAGTTCTTTTTCAGACCATCTGATATATCTGCACAACAAGAGTTTTTATCTTACCCAAGAGGAAAGAATGATGATATATTAGATGCAATATGGATTGCACTAGATAAAGCAGTACCTTGTAGAGTAAAAACCATAGGTCCTAAACAAAATCGAACAGTTACAAAAAAAGTCCTTGACTGGATGACTATGTAGTAACTAAATTACGCACAGAATTATATCATGGCATATACAAAAAAACCCAAATCACAAAAGGCAAAAGTACAAGATACACACGATATCTTTAAAACATATTCTGATAAAAGAGAAATATGGGCAGAACACGCACAAGAGGACAAGGAATTTCGCTTAGGGCGTCAATGGACTAAAGAACAAAGAATACGTTTAGAAGAACGTGGTCAAGCAGCAGTTGTAGTAAATAGAATACATCCTGCTGTAGAATCTGCTAAAGCCATGTTAACTTCATCAAAACCTTCATTTAGAGTTTCTCCAAGAGAGGACAGTGATAATAAAGTAGCACAAGTAATGAATGGCATACTTGAATATGTATGGCAAAATTCTAACGGGGACGATTGCCTAAGAACCGCTGTTGATGATTATTATACTACTGGGATGGGCTGTTTACTTGCATATCAGGACCCAATGTCTGATATGGGTAAAGGCGATGTAAAGGTTAAGGATATTGACCCGTTAGATGTTTATATTGACCCAAATTCAAGAGATAAGTTTTGTGATGATGCAGAAAACATTATTATATCACGTTTATATACTAAAGCTCAAGCTGAAGCATTGTTTCCTATGTATAAGAAAGCTATTAAGAATGCAACAACAGAAAACTTTAGAAGTGATAGACCTGATACATTAAGACAAGATGATGGTGAGTTGTCATTTCCAGAAGACCAAAGAACATCTACATATATAGGTTATGGTGGTAATAGCAATGATTATATCAGAGGATATGAAAGATACTACAAAGAGATAGTAGACCACTATAGAGTCTTTCAAAGATTTAATGGTAAAGAAAAATTACTAGAAAAAGATGAATTTGATGAGTATTTAAACCAATCAGTATGGTTAATACAAGGGAACTTTATAGATGATGCAGAAACAGCTAATTCTATAATGCAAACTTTGCAACAACAATATTCACAAGCATTAGAACAGGCAAAGTTACAAGGTATCCCAGAAGAACAACAACCTAAATTGCCTGAAATGCAACAATTAACTAATGCTGAATTAATAAAGCAGGAGTTTATAGAGTATGTTATTGTACCTACAACTAGAGTTCATGTTTGTGTTATTATGGGTGACCAACTTATATATGAAAGAATGTTACCTACAGAACATTATCCTATAGTATTTTTTATGAATATACATACTAGAACACCTTATCCTACATCTGATGTTAGAATGGTAAAAGGTTTACAAGAGTATATTAATAAAACAAGGTCATTAATTATAGCACATGCAACTACTAGTACAAATCAAAAGATTTTAATACCATCAGGCTCTGTTGATATGAGAGAGTTTGAAACTAAATGGTCACAACCAGGTGTAGCAATAGAAGTAGACTTTGACCAAGGACCACCTCAACAAGTTGCACCAACACCATTACCTAATGAATTATATGCTAATGAAAAAGAAGCTAAGAATGATATAGACCATCAATTAGGATTATATGAAATGATGATGGGTAATGCACAAGCAGCACCACAGACATATAAAGCTACTATATCTTTAGATGAGTTTGGTCAACGCAAAATGAAATCAAAACAATCTGATATAGAAAGTGGTCTAAAAAGATGTGCACATGTATGTATAGATTTAGCA